CGTTGACCCCTGCGGCAACGCCTGAGACTTCTTATTACGATAAAGAGTTAGCTAAATTACAAAAAGAGATGGATATGCAAGGAGTTGCTTTAGAAGAACAAATATCTAAATATCAAGAAATAAGAAATAAATTAGAAAGTGCCAAAAGACAAATTATATCCGATGCTGTGCCAGAAGAATTCAAGAAAAAAATAACAGCTGAATTGAAAATGTCTGGCGATGATATAGATAGTGCTTTATCTGAAACAGAAGTTAAGTTGTATCAACTAATAGAACAGCAAGCAATAGAAACTTATGATAATCTGATGAAAAAAGACAAAGAACAACTCAAGTATAAAAAAATAAATATAAATACAGCTTTAGAAGATTACAAAAGAATGTACAAGAAAATAGAAAATGATGATAGATTGTCATTAGATACCAGAAAACAACTCATGGAACAATATTCTAGTGAAATCAAAAGATTGGAATATCAAAGAGATGCGGAAATATCTAATTTAGATCAACAATTACTAGATAATCAAAAACAACTAATTGATGATGGTCTTAATGTTCGCTTGATGTCGATAGAAGAAGAAAGAGAAGCAGTCAAGGCATCATACACAGAGCAGATTCAAGATCAAGATAAATTAAAGAAGAAATTAGAAGAAGTTGACGAGCTTTACGATAAGTTGAGAGATAATGCTTTAAAAGATTATGACGATAACACTATAACCTATGGAGAACTAAACAACCTTGAAAAAGGATTCACTAAAATAGGCTACAGCATAGAAAAAGCACGAGCTAATTTCCAAACTTTCCATGATGGGTTAGTAAATGGGTTGACCGATGCAATTGCAAAAGGTGAGTCCTTATCCGAGACGTTGAAAAATGTAGCACAGAATCTAGCTGCCATGTTCGCGCAGAAGGGAGCAGAGTTGTTAGTCAATTCCCTCTTGCAAAGCATGGGGTTTGGAGGAGGAAAGAAGGGCGATTTTTCTGCTGGGGATGGAATTAATTATGATTCTTTGGCTGTTGCTCACACAGGTGGATATATAGCCGCTGATGGTATAGAAACCTTCCATACTGGCGGTGTAGTCGGTCTTAAAGCAGATGAAAAATTAATTAAGGCACGTGTCGGTGAAATGGTACTTACTGAACAACACCAAAAAAATCTAGCTAATAATGTCAATGGTGGCGGTAAGACGGAAGTACACAACCATTTCAACATCCAAGCGGTAGACTCCAAGTCATTTGTAGACTTGGTCGCTCGTAATCCTGAAGCTATAACAAATACCGTAACACAAGATATAGTCAGGAATGGTCAGACTAGACAAGCAATCAAACAATATGGGAGGTGATAGTGTTGGCTTATCCGGTTTTTGACTTTTCATTCAATCGAGATTACACGCAAGAGATTATATTCAAAACCACAGTGGTGCAATTTGAGAATGGAGCGGAGCAGAGGGGTAGCAAAACTTTACCCAGACGTCGATTCACCTTACAATTCGAAAAACTAAAGGATAAAACTGATACTATCTGGGATTTCTTCATAGCTAGAAAAGGTAAGTTTGAGCCTTTTATATTCCGCAAGAGAAATAAGATAACAGGTAATGTAGAAGAGGACATACTTGTAAGGTTTGATATAGATACACTAAGTCAGCAAGCTTTCTACGACACTATAGCAACTTTTGGTTTAACGATGATTGAGGTGATTAAGCCATGAGAAACTTAAGTCCACAAGCAATAGATCAGAAAGATAAGGACTACAATAGACCAATTGAGCTATATGAGATATATCTAGATGAGGAGACACTTAGATTTTGTAATTTCAACAAGAATATAGACTTCTATGACCAGCAGGGTAATCCTGCTGTTTTTTATGCTGCACCAATTAAGAGGTCGCAAATATCTAAGTCTGATGATGGTAAGGTCGATGAAGTATCTCTGAGTATAGCTAATGCTAATAAGATGATGAGTAGTTATGTCGCTCATACCAAGCTACAAGGCAGAGGAGTAAGTATCTATAAATTATTCCTAGATGCAGACCAAGAGGTTACATCTGTAGCCATATTTGGGCGTGGTGGCTACAAAGAAAAAGCTAATGTAGATATGGCAGGGTTGCTTAGCCCAGATAATGCAGTAGAATTGTTTTCTGGTGAAATAGACTCATTTTCTGTCACCTCTGAGGCTATAAGTATATCTGTTACCTCCAAGCTTAATACACTAGACAAAGAATTGCCCAACAGGATATATAACACTAATTGCACGTGGCCAGCTGGTTTCGGTGGAGAAAGTTGCGGTTATGATGTACCAATCAAATCAAGCACAATAGATAGTATTTCTAGCGATCACATGACAATCTATGATGATGCTATAACTGAGGAAAGTGATTACTGGAAATACGGATATGTGAAGATTAATGGAGAGTCTAGGTTCATTGAAGAGAGTGGTGCAGGATATGTTAAGTTAGAGTACCCTCTACCAGCTGATGCTGTAGCAGGAGATGATTACAGTCTTAAAGCAGGGTGTGACAAAGGTTATAGCACACCTCATGGTTGCCAATACTGGGGCAATGAACAGTTCTATGGAGGGTTTTTGTCAATCCCGAGAATCAGAGATATAAGAAATTATGGATAAAAGGAGTGTGATATAAATGGCAGTAGGAACAAAATATGATGGAGCTAATGCCAATAAAACTACTGATGGTATTGAAATGATGTCTGAAGTAAGAGTCAATCCTAGAACAGGAGAAAAAGAGTTTGTCACAAAAGTTATAAATGAAGATTTGGAGGATGTAATTAACAATAAGGACTTTGCTACTCAAACAACTTTGGCGAGCGTATTGACTAAATTAACAGAGCTAGATAACAAAGTAGATGCTTTAAGTGACCCAGAGAGGATTCAAAAAGTGTCGCAATCTGGTTCTATTACGGAAGCTAACTCGGCACAAATTTTGGCTTATCAACAAGAATTAATCGACATCTTACGCAATACAGAAAACGCTTGGGGCATCGAATGGAATCAAGATTCAGATACAATCACACGAATTGGAGATGCAGAAGGATTAACTCAAGCTGATTTTGATGATATAGCCCCTTGGTCGTTGATGAGAAGATGTAACTTAGCAGATGATGGAACTGTCAACGCTTATTGTGGCGACCCCACTTATGTAGAAGATGGTAGCAACGGGCAAGTAATGGTTGAAATACCAAAATTCTTCTATAAAGGATACCGTACTGCTAATGGCTATGCTTGGTTAATCTCTCCAAATAAGAAAGATGGATATGATGTTCACCCCGCTTTCGTCAGAGATGGAATCGAGAAAGAAAGAATCTATATTGGAGCATATGAAGGTACATTGTATGACAATTCAGCAGGTAGCTATGTTGGAGATGGAGTTGCCTATGATTATACAAATGATATATTAGCAAGTGTGGCAGGATTGCAACCTGTATCTGGTGATGTTGGTCATTTTGATATTGAAGAAGCTAGGCAATTAGCACAAAACAGAGGAGTCGGTTGGGAGCAACAAGATTTCTTAACTGTAAGTGCTATTCAGATGTTATTTGTAACTGAATATGCTAGCTTAGACTGGCAAGGTAGTATCTCAACTGGAATTACTAATCTAGATAGCGGCACAGGTAACCATAGTCAAAATACAGGTCATACTAGCCCGCTAGGTAATCGGTCGGGAGAAGTTGTAATCTCTAGCTTAGAAAATGGAGCAACAGGAGCAACAGAAACTTATGCTTGCAGTTACAGAGGAATAGAAAACTTTTTTGGCAACATTTGGAAGTGGGTAGACGGAATTAATATTCAAGATAACGTGCCTTATGTAGCAGATAATAACTTTGATTCTGATGTATTTGTTTCACCTTATGAGAACCTAGGTGTTACATTAGCACAAGAAAACGGTTATACTTCTGATATAGCAATGAATTCTAACTTCGATTTTGGGTTCTTAACTACAGAAGTTGCAGGAAGCTCGTCAACTCGCCTGCATGACTACTATTATCAAAATAGCGGAAACAGGGTCGCTCTTTTGGGCGGGGCTTGGAGTAACGGTTCGCATGCCGGCGGTTTCTGTTGGTACCTGGCTTATTCCTTGGCTCATTCTTATCGGTACGTTGGTTCTCGCTTGCTTCACGTTCCGCAAAATTAAATAATTAACATACAGGCAAAACAATTCTTTTTAGGTCACTCATTTAGGCAGGAATTGGAATAACAGTTCGAATACCAGCAGTTTCAATTGGAACCTGAATAATTCCTTAGCTAATTCTAATCAGAACATTAGTTCTCACTTACTTTGTGTAGTTGGAGTGACTTTGAATTGTTTTTGCCTTGGCTCTTGCCAAAACACAGACGAACTAATCACAATCGTGCTAGTAGGTTAACTCTCGAAAACTCGATTTATTTCACAAAGCAAAAGGAGAATTTGTAGTGAAAAGATACGGAAACTTATATAGCAAAGTATATAATATGATTAACTTACAGAAGGCTCACCAAAATGCTCAAAAGGGTAAGAAGTGGTATAAGGAAGTGCAGAAAGTTAATCAAAACACAGAATATTACTTGAAAGAGTTACAAAATAGATTAATCAATAAGGCTTATCGGACATCAGAATATGAGATATTCATCAAAAATGATAGTGGCAAGGAAAGAGAAATATACAAGCTACCTTACTTTCCCGATAGGATAGCGCAATGGGCTATTATGCAAGTTATAGAACCAATTCTAGAAAAGAAGTTAATCTATGACACCTATTCGGCTATACCAAATCGTGGTATTCACTTAGGGTTAGAAAGATTGCATCAAGCAATGGAGGATAGAGAAGCAAATAAGTATTGCTTGAAGATGGATGTCAAGAAGTATTATCCTTCAATCAATCACGATATACTCAAGCAGATATACAGGAAGATATTTAAAGACCCTAATCTATTATGGTTGCTTGATGAGATCATAGATAGCACAGCAGGGGATGCAGGGATACCTATCGGAAACTATCTTAGTCAGTGGTCGGGGAATATCTATCTAGCTTATTTTGACCATTGGATGAAGGAAGAGATGAAATGTGAAAGATATTTCCGTTACATGGACGACATAGTAGTGTTGCACCATAACAAAGAATTTCTGCATAATCTCAAAAGAAGGGTTGGTGATTATCTAGCAAAGAATCTAAAATTAAAGATTAAAGGTAACTGGCAGGTCTTTCCGACTTATGAACGAGGTGTAGATTTCTTAGGTTATAGAAGTTTTGGAGGTTACACACTACTTAGAAAGTCAACTGCTAAGAAATTCAAGCGTAAAATGAGAAAAATACAGAAGAAAGATAAGCTAGACGACCATAGTTATATGTCGATTAATTCTTATCGTGGTTGGTTGAAATGGTGCAATAGCTACAACTTAGAGCAGAAATATATCAAACCCCTAGAGGGCAAAATCAAAGAATACGAAAGGGTGAATAATATATGCAAGTAGAAGGAAGTGTTTTTCCTGCGAAGATCCAAGTTAAGGGAGTCAAAAGAGGAATGGCGAATGTATTATTGAGAAGGAATATCACAGAAAAAATTATTGAAAATAATGAAGATGGCAGCACAGATACTATCTATCAATACGAAGAAATAAAAGTCGAATTAGCTAATAGAAATAACATTGAACAATATATTGAAGATAATTTTGATATGGTTTTTCAGGCAGGTTTAGAAAAAGAGGGGATAGTAGAAGAAACACTCGAGGAGAAAGTGGCTAGATTAGAACGAGAAGTAGAAAAATTGAAAGCTGTACAATAG